ATTGTGAATGTTACAGGAGGGTTACAAGACCAATGTGGTTTTGATTTTGATGAACATGATTACATATCAATTAAATCATTACATAATAAAGCAGAAAGGTCACACATTAATCATGGAGAGTGGGTAATTCCTGTATGGTCATCAACAAATACATTAAATGGTTCACCTGCAACCCCTTACATATTTGACGATAAAGTAAATGTGGTTGATGCTGCTGAATCAATTTATTCAATGTATAAAAAAGGAAAAGAAGAAAGAAAAAGAATTGGTTTGTTGGGTAGAGAATTTGCTGTAAAAAATTTTTCAAGTAAACATATGTGTGAAAAATTAATTGATGGTATTGAAACCACATTTAGAAATTGGAAGCCTAAAAATAGATTTAATTTATATAAAGTAGTATGAATAAACTAACGTTATTATTTAGAGGTCCTGTTGAGACCAGAAGTGGGTACGGATCACACTCAAGAGATTTACTTCAATCTTTATATGAAATGGATTTGTTTAACATAAAGATTGATAGCTGTGCTTGGGGGAATACACCAAGAACCGCATTAGAAAATAATTCATTTCATAATTGGATAAAAGAAAACACAGTTGGTTCTATTAGTTACACCCCTGATTTTTACATTCAAGTCACTGTACCAAATGAGTTTAGGAGATTAGGTAAGTTTAATGTTGGTGTAACTGCTGGTATTGAAACAACAATTGCACCTAAAAATTGGATTGATGGTTGTAATTTGATGGATTTAGTTATCACAACATCAAAGTTTTCTAAAGATGTATTGTTGCAAACAGTATATAATGAAAATGAAAAATTAACGGGTAAGTTGGTTAAACAACACAGAATAGAGAAACCGATAGATGTTTTGTTCGAGGGTGTCGATACTAATATATTCAAAAACGAGGGATTAGATTTTGATTTAAACATTAATGAGGATTTTGCATATCTATTTGTTGGTCATTGGTTAAGGGGTGAATTAGGCCAAGATAGGAAGGATGTGGGTATGTTAATTAGATGTTTTATGGAAGCATTTAATAATGAGGAAAATAAACCCGCACTCGTACTTAAAACATCTAGTGCAACTTTTTCAGTTAAAGAAAGGGAAAATTTTAGAAATAAGATACAGGAAATCTGTAAAGGGTTTGAAAATCCACCATCTGTTTATCTTTTGTTTGGTGATTTAACAAATGAAGAAATGAATTCTCTATATAACCATCCTAAGATAAAATCAATGGTTTCAATAACTAAGGGTGAAGGTTTTGGGAGGCCATTATTGGAATTCTCAATGACAGGAAAACCAATTATTGCATCAAATTGGTCTGGTCATAAAGATTTTTTACCTATGGATAAAGCGATAATGGTTGGTGGTAAATTGGTGGAGGTTCACGATAGTGCGGTTGACGATTTCATAATAAAAGGATCTAAGTGGTTTAAAGCAAATTATGTTGAGTTCGTTGAGGTTTTAAAAATAGTTAAGAGGGATTATGATAATTTTAAAAATAATTCAGAAGAGTTAAGAAAAAATAATTCAGAAAACTTTAGTTTATCAAATATGACAATTAAATTTAAAGAAATTCTTACACCATATATTTTTGAAAAACCAAAGGAACATAAAATCATTTTACCTAAATTAACAAAAGTAAATTAATGAATAACTTTAAACTATTGAGGGGGGAGGATAAAACAACGATTAATTTAACTCCCATATTCATCAATCCAACATTTCAAAATGAAGTTGAGTTTTGTTTTCAATTCGATGAGGAGACACCTATTAGTTTTGGTACCGGTACAAATGATTTACACATACATATTTCACCAACCCCAAATGGGAACATAACATTTACAAGTAGTGAGGGTAGAACATTTAAAATTTTTGCAAGAGAAAGACAATGAAAATAACATACGCAATAACAGTATCGGGAGAATATAATGAAATAAAAAAATTAGTTCCTTTTCTTTTAGAAAATAAAAGAAAAGAAGATGATATTGTAATTCTATATGATGAAAATAATGGTGATAGGAGAGTTTTGGATTTTTTGTTAGGATATAGTAACTCTATTCATTTAAAAACATTCAAGTCTAAATCATTTAACAATCACTTTGCGGATTGGAAAAACAAATTAAATTCATATTGTACGGGTAACTATATTTTTCAATTGGATGCTGATGAGATATTGAGTAAAACTTTGTTAGAAAACATAGATAAAATAATAGAATTAAATACTGAAACGGATTTATTTTTCTTTCCGAGAATTAATATTGTTGATGGAATAACTGAAAATCACATCAAAGAGTGGAAGTGGAGAATTGACGATAAAAATAGAATAAATTATCCCGACTATCAGGGAAGATTATACAAAAAAGGTTTAAGTTGGAGTGGGTCAGTCCACGAAAGAATCGTAGGCGCAAAATATTACTCGATTTTACCAGATGAAGATGATTATTGTATAATTCATCATAAAGACATAAGAAGACAAGAAAAACAAAATAAATACTATTCAACGATTTAATATGAAAATTTTAATTACGGGTGTTGCAGGTTTAATTGGTTCCAGATTATCTGATTATATTGCTGAGAATCATCCAGATGTGCACATAGTTGGTATGGATGATTTGAGTGGTGGTTATAAAAAAAATATAAACCCAAAGGTTGAGTTTTGGCAAATGAATTTGGTTGAACATCCAATTGAAAATTGTTTCGAGGTTCATAAGTTTGATTATGTTTATCACTTTGCGGCGTATGCTGCGGAAGGGTTGTCACCATTTATCAGAACTTACAACTATCAAAACAATTTAGTTGCAACATCGAGAATTATAACACAATGTATCAAACACGATGTTAAACGTTTAGTGTTCACATCAACGTTAGCTGTGTATGGTCATCAAGATGGTAATATGTTTGATGAGATTCAAGTACCTAAACCTATTGACCCATACGGTGTTGCTAAGTATGGTTGTGAAATGGATATTCAAATTGCAGGTGAACAACACGGATTAGATTGGTGTATCATTCGTCCCCATAATGTATTTGGGGTTAAACAAAACATATGGGACAAGTATAGAAACGTATTAGGTATTTGGATGTACCAACATATGATTGGTGAACCAATGACAATCTTTGGTGATGGTACACAAACAAGATCATTTAGTTATATTGATGATAGTCTTGGGCCATTATGGAAAGCGTCTCAAGATATTAGAGCAAGTAAACAAATTATAAATCTCGGTGGTATCAAAGAATATTCAATCAATGAAGCCAACGAAATATTAAGAGAAGTTGTTGGTGGTGGCTCCGTTCAATATTATGAACAAAGACACGAAGTTAAACATTCAATACCTACTTGGCAAAAATCGATAGACCTATTAGATTTTGAGTTTAAGACGGATTTGAAAGAAGGACTAACGAAGATGTGGGATTGGGCAAAACAACAACCTGTAAGGGAAAGATTTGTTTGGCCGTTTTACGAGTTAGATAAAGGAATTTATACTTTTTGGAAAAATAAATAATATGAGTAAAATTGAATTTATAATCCCGACGTATAATAGAACTGAACACCTAATGTGTATTATTAGTTCTATTAAATCACAACGAAGTGATAGATGGAAAATACACGTTGTTGCAGATTCTCCACCTGAAGGTACTTTAGATAAAATAATGAAATATTTTGAGGATGATAGTAGAATAAAATTTACAATATTACCACAACGTTATAATGATTGGGGTCACACTCCGAGAAATTATGGATTAGAACACGCAACTGAAGAGTGGATTGTTATGACTGGTGAGGATAACTACTACACACCGGTTTTTGTTGATAATATGTTAAGTGCGGCAAAACCAAACTGTCATTTCGTATATTGCAACATGGTTCATAATTGGACCGATTTTCAATATTACCCAATAAATTGTGCACCTAAATGGGGACAAATTGATATTGGTAACTTTATGATTAGAAAAAGTTATGGTCAACAGATGAAGTTAGATGTTACCAACATGCAGGCGGATGGTAAATTCGTTGAGGAATACTTAACTAAATTTCCATTAAAAAGTGTGATTAAAGTTGACAAATACCTATACGTACACAATTAATTATATGAATAAAATAGTAATAGCGACAGGTTCGGATTTCAAATATCTTAAAAAAATCGAACCTTATTTAAGGTCTTTAGAAGTAAATTCAAACTTTGATGAAAATATATTAGTTTTTTTAGGTGAAGACGATATAACATTGAATAGTCCAAAATTATCGTTGGCAAAACAATCTCCGTCAACCGTTAAAGCCTTGAGCCCGATTAATTGTACACAACATGGTGAATTTATATTTGCACCATACTTTAGTAAATTTGACGATAGTGACATTATTTTTTATACGGACGGTGATATGTTTCTTCAAAGAAGTATAACCGACGATGAGAAAGAAACGTACTCCAATTTTAAAGACGGTGACGTTTATATTGGATACAATGCATCTCCAAAAGATACGTTACATGATGAGGCACCAAGATTGGGTTATAAGGGAATTAATTTCCCCGAATTTAATCTGGATTGGAAAACAATTAAAGTATATAACACGGGTTTGATTGCTATGAATAAAAAAACATGGCAAAACTTAGCAAATGATTATATTCCATTATATCCTTTGGTTGACAAAATGTTTAACCATTATGCAAAACAACAATGGTTAATTTCATTTTTGATTAACACTAGACCAGAATATAACGTAATTGAAATGACGTATGATATTCACAACCATAAACACTATCCAAGTCCGATTGGAACGAAACAAGATAGTAATGGTAATGTTTATTTCGAGGATAAACTGGTACTTTTTAAACATAAATGGTAATGTACGATTATTTGATTGTTGGTGCTGGTTTTTTTGGTTCAATATGTGCAAACGAATTAGATAAAAAAGGTAAAAAAGTCCTTGTTATTGAATCGAGAAATCATATTGGTGGTAATTGTTACACAAGTAACCGAGATGGAATTAACATACATGAATACGGTCCACACATATTTCACACATCTAATGAAGAAGTTTGGAAATGGATAAACCAATACGTTGAATTTAATAATTTCAGTTATCGACCAGTTGCAAACTACAATGATGAACTTTATAGTTTACCTTTTAATATGTGGACATTTAATAAACTATGGAATGTTATCACACCATCTCAAGCTAAACTAATGATTGAGAGTCAATCTAAAGGTATTGGTGAACCATTAAACTTAGAGGAACAGGCAATTAAACTTGTGGGTAAAGATGTCTATGAAAAATTAATAAAAGGGTACACCACAAAACAATGGATGAAAGACCCTAAAGACTTACCTAAAGAAATTATAAACAGATTACCGGTCAGATTCACTTACGATAGTAATTACTATTTTGACAAATATCAAGGTATACCAATAGGAGGTTACACTCAAATTTTCGATAAACTATTAGACGGTATTGAGGTTAGATTAAAGACAGATTATTTTACTGACGAATTACCTGAACACAAAAAGGTAATTTACACAGGATCGATTGATAAATTCTTCAATTATAAATTTGGGAAACTCGAATATAAAACAGTTAGGTTAGAACATGAACATTTAGATACACCGAACTATCAGGGTGTTGCGGTTACAAATTATACCAATGTTGAAATACCATACACCAGAATAATTGAACACAAACATTTTGAATATGGTCAAACAGAAACAACATGGGTTTCACATGAGTATCCCGAACAATATGTTGCAGATGTTACTGAACCATATTATCCAGTAAATAATTTTGAAAACAATCAAATGTTTGAAAAATATAAGGAAGAGTCAGAAAAAATTAAAGATACTGTTTTGTTTGGTGGAAGATTAGGTGAGTACAAATATTACGATATGCATCAAGTAATTGAAAGTGCATTAGAATTTATTAAAAAAGAAATTTAGAATATATGGATATTACATTTGTGATGGCGGTACTGAACAAATTAAATTTGACAAAGAATTGTTACAAATATCTTCGTCAAATATATCCGACAGCACCATTAGTTATTAGTAGTGGTGGTTCTTCGGATGGTACCAAAGAATGGTTGGAAGAAATTTCTGAAATCGACGAATATGTTACAATATTTCATGATGATGAGAGACTTACATTTTCTGACACTTATAATGTAGGTATAAGTTTAGTTGATACCGAAAAGTTAGTATTGATACATAATGACATGGTTATCGGTGAAGGGTTTTTAGAATCAATTGAACGATTATTAACCGAAGATACATTGTTATCATACACAACTATTGAACCTCCAATTTTTGCAGGTCATAAAAGACCAGGTAAAGTCATATTGGATTTGGGAGACGGGTTTGAAAATTTCAACTATCAACAATTTAACAACTATGTTCAACAATGGAAAAACAGTGATAATCTATATAAGGGTGCGGTATTTTTTATGAGTGGTTATAAAAAAATGTTTGAGGATGTTGGTGGTTTTGATGGATTTAGTTTCGTACCCGCGTTTTGTGAAGATGATGATTTCTTAATTCGTGCGAAACTAAAGGGTTATAAATTAAAAACGTGTGAATCTGCCATAACTTATCATTTTGTTTCGCAGACTTCACGATTTAGTGATGATTACAAAAACGAAAGATTTTTAATTGAGATGTCGTCCAATAGAAACTTCATTAGAAAATGGGGAATGCCAATTTCAGCATTTAACGAATTAAGGTATTGGGAAGATGATGTTTTTAAATTCAACACATTTATCATGGGTTTGAATACACGTAACAAATCAAGATTGTATGAGATTGAACCATTCTTTGATAAAATCGATTTAGGGACAATTCCTGAGGATTATATTCAAAATGAACAAAAGAATACACGATATGACTTAAGGTCTAAATTTACCCTTACAGATACGGTAGATGTCGTGATAAATGAAGTAGAACCTTTTACAAATGTAGACATAATGAATCTTCAGAAGCTTCGTTTGTCTATCCCCTATTATGAACCTGGTGAGTACCATTCCGGTAACATGTTAATAGAAATAAAAAAGGGACTCAATTGAGTCCCTTTCTTTTATTGTAATTTAGATTTTAATTCATCTATTTGTTTTTGTTGGTCTTTAACACATTCGATAAGTAAAGCAACTAATCTTTCGTATTTAACCGCTTTGTAACCATTCTCTCTTGTTGTTACGATTTCAGGTAATATTGATTCAATTTCCTGTGCGATTACCCCAATGTCATGTCCTTCATTTTCGTGAATACCTTCCATCGGAATCCAATCGTATTCATAACCACCTATTTGTTGTATCTTCTCAATAGGGTTTG